TCTTTAACTCCAGACGAACCAGATACTGCTATTGTATCAACTTCTGGAGTAATTTGTGTTCTTCCGATATCAATTGTAAGAAGTTTATTTCTTTTTGACACAATATCATTTGATGCTGGAGAAACATATATATTTATAGTCTCGGTTTTATTCAGCGGGATACTGTTAATCGATACTACTCCAGTATTAGTATTAATAGTTCCGACATTCTTAAATAATATTCTTTTAAGCCCGTCTGCGCCAATAGTATAAGCATATATTCTTCTTTCAAAATCGGAATCTGTTATCGGTTGATCTTCTAATTGAAGAGATACACCGTTATATAACCAAGAATCTGAACGTATTACTGATTCTTCTTGATTGGCATCAGCATATAGTTCCATTTGAAAATCAATCGGTGTTGATGTAAGTTTACCATATTCAAGTACTACTGTTTTATACACAAAAACTCTAACAAATGAATTAATAATTGCAACGTCTAAATCATCAATTAGAGAAAGGAGATGTGAATAACGAAATACTCCATCAAACCGTTGCAAATTATTTAAATTAAAGTCTGCTAAAAGAGATTCTATTTTTGAAGAAAGTTGACCTGCTGACAACGATGACCGATTTGAATCATACTTAAATAAAACATCTAAATAAATGTATGTAAAATCTGGATCAACAAGAACAGGCTCAATACCAATTACTCTCTTTGATTCGAGTTCTTTAAGAAGATATGTCTTATCTAATTCAGTAAGGGTCGGCGCATCAAATGGCTTGATAGATACATAGACTTTACCATATTGTGGTGGATCGTTATCTTCTCCTCCCCATACAGATACTGTTTCAATATTATTTAAAATTTGATTAACGAGTGTTTTATAGTCAGTAGATGTAACAGCTCTGTTTTGAGCTATAAATGATAGAGGAGCATTCTGTCTAATACTTTCGATATCTTCCCTTTCACTACCGTTTGTAGCTCCAGATAAAACTGTAATAGTTGGTGATACTGTACCTGGACTTGTCCACGTAAACACATTAGCACCATTTCCGGCATCTCCTCGAGTACTTAAGTATTTAATTTTAATTACATTAAGAGACGCTGGCTTTTTACCAAAAATATTATCACCAAATTGAATCTCATAGTTTCCATCATAATTCTCATTAATAAAATAAGCAGCAGTCGATGGACCTACATTAGAAAGACTTTCGAATAATGAATACGTTTCAACTGATGTAGAATATGCATTATCGAATACATCGACGCTCATATGATCTAAATCGATATTATTATCTTCAATAATGTATTTTTGTTCAATGTTACCAGATTCAACAACAAAAGAAATTTCTTTCATTCTCCCTTGATATACTACAACCTCGTCAAATACGTATTGAGCATTAGCTTCATCGAGTTTTGATATATAATCATCAAGGGTAATATATGAATATGTCACACCGTCAATCGATGATGTAAGAGTTTGACCTTTAAAAAGTGTGTAAGTAGAAAGATTACGATTAACTGATGAAGGAAATGTCAAAGAGATTTTAGCCATTGCAGCTGACTTACTTCGCGGTGTATAGCCAAGTAATTTAGCTCGTGAAACAACATTTGATCTAATTTGCGCTGAATCAATAAACGATTCATTCATTGCATTATGTGCAACAACAGCATTATAATGTGTATTATATGCTAAAATATCTAAAAGGTGATTAAGACCAGATCCCTCAAAATCCCAATCGGCATATTCTCCATTTGGATTATTTCTAAAATAATCTTTAAGGTTTTCTTTGATTTGATCAAAGTCTAATTCTGTAACATTTAGTTGCTTCATTATCGTAATCGTTGTAAATAAAAATTAATCTCTTCTCTTTTTGGCGAGAAAATAACGTTAAAACCAATCGTTACTTCATAAGAGTTTCTTTCGGAATTGTCTATCACCTCAACAGTGTGGCCATTTGTTCTTGGCTCGTATTTTTTTAATACATACAATATTTCTTCTTTAATCGCCATTGAAGTAAAGTTATCAGCTGGCTCAAATAGTAACGCTGTTACATTTGAACCAATTTCTGGATGAAATGGTCTTTCATTGAAGTTAGTTAAAACTAAGTTTTTAACTGCATGTTTAACAGCGTCTAAATCTTTAACAGCAGAAATATCTTTTTTTGCTGGATGCACAGCTGTAAAGAACATAGGGAAATCCCTATATACGTTTTGCATCGCTACTTTATTCGGTGCTGGATTTATATCTGATAACGCCCTTGACATATAATCTATTTATACTAATTGAGGAAGATGTTCGGTGCAGTAGTTTTTTGATTGTCACCGTATTTTTCAGTACAAGATCCACCTGTTTCTTGATATAGTGTTAAACCAATAAATTCTGTAGCAGCTTTAGCAATATCAATGTTCTGGTTACCATCAATATCAATAGTCTGATCGAGCTGCACTTTATGTACATGTTCTCCTCCGATATGCTCATACTTATTACCAGTAACCTGAATATTCCAGTCACCTATAATTTTAGTATTACATCCTCCATCAATTGTAAGATTGCAGCCACCTTCAATATAAACATTCTCTCCTTTCGCAACAATTTTATAATTGCTGCCAACGATTACTTCTGTTTTATCACCGATTGGTGTAACTTCAGTGTATGTTCCAGTACGGTGAATAGTAGATATTCTTTCCTTTCCAGGAGTTACATCATACTCAACAATGTGACCAGCTTCATTTGCATCGTCTGCTCGTTCATAAGCAGTCACATGATTCTGTGGATATGTGGGAGTCATTACATCATCAATAGCTGGAAATGCCCACTCTGCAGCAGGTAAAGTTCCTTCTTTTTCAGGCGCTCTTTCCTTTTCAGCTACAGTTATTTTTGGGTCATATAACTCTCTTAATGATTTTTTTTCTGTATAACTAAATCCTTGTTTATATTTTTCTTCTTTGACCTGTGCAGATCTTGGAGTATCAGGCATATTAAGATGTAATCCTAAATCTTCGCCCTTTTCCTTTTTATTATCAGGATCCTTTTTGACAAGTTTTCCAGGAAATTCAGGATTTTTCTTATTACTTGGGTATCTCTCGCTTGGATCAGAAAAACCTTTGCTATAATCTTCTGGCCGGGACGTTATAGATGGAATAGATCCCATAATAACCGGATCTTGTGCATTAATACCATCTCGAAAGAATCCAATAACCCACGTTCCTTGTAATAGGCCTGTTGCAGATTGACCTATACCTGATATAGATGCTGACGTGACAGGCAACATTGTCATTGCCCATGGCAGATCTTCAGTAGGAATGCCCTTATCCTTGGATTTATCATCATTGTGATAACCAAAGCACCTTACACGGTACCTTCCCATTTCCATTGGATCATTAATATCTTCAATGACTCCAGTGAACCATGAAAATCCACCTCCGTTATTAATAAAATTTTCTGGGTTCATGATTTATTTATAAGTCAATATTAAATGAGTCTTTCTTTACTCGGATTTCAGAAAAGTATTCTCCGTCTTCAAATAAGTGGTTTACTGAAGTGATTAGGTGTCTTCCAGATAGGTGTTTATCCCATAAATCCCGTTGAGATTTTGGTTTATTTTTCATATTAGCTAATAATTTTTTCATTACTGCTGGATCAACCGCTTTTGGAAACTTCAAATTAATCACTGTACCAGGATTTAAATCGAAATCGCCAAAAAGTTTTATATCGTGAGAAGCAGTTTCGAGCGCTTCTTCAATCGCTCTTGTTTTACCATTCGTTTTTTCTTTTAGCTTATTATAGCTATCATCTTCTACTCCAAAGGCAAGATTATTAACTGATGTGTGCTCAAGGTGTGACTTAGGCATCAGATTAAGCGAGTCAGTATGCAATGATAACGGAGTTTTCTTATTAAGCGTTAAACTTTGATCGAAATCATTCGCATAATTATAGTCATATTTAGTATACGTCTTATATGAATAGTCTAAATAATTATTTTCTGATGCCCATCCTCCGTTTACTCCTTGATAAACCTTACCAAGTTTTAAATTCGAAGCAACATCAAGAATACGAGAGACTCTCTGATCATAATCTTCTTCTTCGTATGGAGTAAAATTAAATTGCCTTTCATCAAAATATGTATGGTACTCTTTTGCTGTTATCAAATTATGTAATGAAGACAACCGAATCTTATTATCTATAGAGTGGTAGAAAAAGAATGGAGAGAATGCTTCATCATATGTCTTTCTTCTTAACCATTCAATTGCTTCAAGCGGAGTCTGCCAACGAATAATTCCTTTCATTCGAGATATGACAGTGCCGTTAACTTCGAAGTCAGTAAACCCAAGATCTTCAGTAATAATTTTTTTTATTTCTTGATCGATAGAATTTGTAAAAGATCGTGATATTTTAGAAAGTTGAGAGTAATATGCATGATCTGAAACACACGCTATTGTATAAACATTTGTATGTTCTTCTTCAACACTTGCATAAAGAGGATACTCAGTAACAATAAAATTTAGATCAATCTTTTTCCCCTTTACTTTACCATTACTATTTGGCTTAGTTGACACAACAATTCGAATCTTTTCTT